TCCATGATGACCCCCGCAAGGAACTTGAATGCCGGGATCAGCACGGGCGTGATCAGCTCGACGACGCGCCCGATCGCGTTGACAAGCGGCTGGAATGCCGACACGAGCGCCCCGACACTCGGGCTGATCTTGGCGAACCCGTCCTTGACGACAGGAAGGACCGCAGTAGCGATACGCCCAAGCGCATCGCCCACCTTGGCTGCAAGCCCCGCAATCGAGGACAACGCAGGCCCGAGCGTTGATCCCAGGCTTCGACCAAGCGCGCCGAAATCCACGCCGCCAGAGAACGTGTCGACGAGCGCGGACTTGATGATGCCGAGCGGCCCAGTGACCAGCGGCAACAGGTCGGCGAAGGCCTTCCCGATACGGTCGATGCCGCCGAATCCGGCGACGAACCCATTCCCGAAGTCACTGATACCTGCCAGCGCCCGCCTGGCGAGCGTGATGACCGGGCCGAAGTCGATCCCAGAGATGAACGCCCCGACCTTCTGGAACGCCTCGGACGCGACCTGCCCGACACGCTGAGCCGCTGGCGCGAGCGAGTCGAACACCTGCGTGGCCTTGGAGATGCCGTCCGAGATGGCAGGCAGGAAGCCCTTGACCGCCGCCTCGCCCAGGCGGGACAAGGCGGCCTTCGCGTTGTCGATCTTGCCGGGGATCGTCTCGCCCATCTCTGCAGCGACCGTGCCGGAGGCGCGGGTCATTGCCTTCTCGAAGGTGGCGAAGTCGATCTTGCCCTTCGAGGCCATCTTGAAGACCTGCTCGGAGGTGACTCCGAGCTCCTTGGCGAGGGCGGCGTAGATGGGGATGCCACGGTCTGCGACCTGTGCGAGCACGTCGTTCTGCGCCTTGCCGACAGAGGCGACCTTGTTGTAGATGCCGCCCATCTCCTCCATCGTGGAGCCGGAAGCGGACGCCGAGTTCGCGACGGACTTGAGGACCTTCTCAAGCTGCTGGCCGGGCTTGATGCCTGCCGCCACGGCTCCAGCGGCGGTGGTGGCTGCGGAGCCGAGGCCGAACGCCGTCCCCTTCACCGAGGCGAGGGCGTTCTTCATGATCTGGTCGACGGCCTTCGTGTCGTGCCCGAGGCCCTTGAGTTTCGCCTGCGCACCCTCGATGTTCAGGGCTCGCGTGATGCCGCCCTTGAGCGCCAGCCCGCCGACTGCTGCGCCGATCGCGGCCACGGCCCCGACACCGACCTTCGCGACCGCGCCGAACTTCTTGCCGATTCCCGCCTTCTCGGGCTTGAAGCCCTTGTCGAAGGCCGTCGTCGCCTGCCCGCCAGCCTGCCCGAACGCCTGCTTGATCTGCTTGCCGAGCCCCTCCGTGGAGAGGCCCACGGACACGTACGTGGACGCAAGCTCGATAGCGCTCACGGCGGCCTCCTACTCAGCTCTGGAACTTGTGGAACAGGTCTTCCAGCGTCACGGTCTTGACTTGTGGTTTCGGCGGGGCGAGCCAGTCTGGGCGGGGGATCGGTTGCAGCTTGTACGGCCGCGTCTTGTCGGTGAGCACGACGGCGATTCCGGCGTTGAGCCGCGCATTGATGGCCTGCAACGTCTCAAGGATCGCGGCGAGCAGTTCCGTGTCCTGCGTCCACGTCTTCGCCCTGGCGGCCTCGCCAATGGTGTCGAGCTCGTCCTCGCTGAGGTCGATGAGTTCTGCGACTGGCAGCCCAGTCAGGACCGCCAGTCGCAGGATCGCGGTCAGGCGTTCGCTTTTCCCGAGACGAACTCGCGGGACTCAAGCCCCTCCACCTTCTCGGCCCACGCCTCGAACGCGTCGGTGATGCCGAGCGCCATGTGCGTGAACCGCATCTGGTCGACGATCGTGACCGGGGTCGGGGAGTCGGGGTTCTCCCGCTCCCAGCGGATCAGGAACTTGGGCTTGGCGAGATTCACCCAAGGGGTGCAGGTGCCGTCCTCGTAGACAGCACGGAGGTAGTCGAACTTGGGGAGGTCGTTGGCCTTGGTCATGGTGGCTGCTTTCCGTGGAGGTGGATGGAGGTTGGTGGAGGTGAGTTGAGGCTCCGGCCCGCACCGCACCTCCAGATCGGTACGGGCCGGAGGTCACTGCTACGGGCTGACCGGGTCAGGGTTGGCGGTCGTCGCCTGGAAGGCGTCATCATCGAACACGGCGAAGGAGGCCTTCGAGCCATCCTTGGTGGCGAGTGCGGTCCACTCGTTCGGCAGGTTCACCGCGTCGGTGCGCACGAGCGAGAACTCGACGGTCGCGGTCTGCGCTGCACGACGGAACCCGAAGCGAGCCTTCTTGTCGCCGTCGATGAACTCGACGATGATCGTGCCCTCAAGCTGCTTTCCGTCGTCCGGCTCCCACAGGTACGACTCGTCGGTGTTCTTGCTGATGGTGCCACCCATCGTCGACAGCCACGTGTCACGGGAGAGCTGACGCAAGGTGAAGGAGCATGACTTCGGCTCGGCCGTGACGAGCTTGCGCAGCGGGTCCTTCGTCTGCCAGCCCATGATGTCCTCGGTGTCCTTCGAGAAGCTGAAGGAGACACCTTCCTCGGTGGTGTAGCCGAGGTCGATGCCATCGGTGACGGGCTTCATGTCGGTAGGGAACGTCTTTCCCAGGGGAACGAAGTACACGTGCCCGGTCAGGGCTACGCGCACCTCTTCGGCGTTGAGTCCACTCATGGCTCTAGTCCTTTCTCAGGTGGGGGAGGATTGGTGATGACGGTGCCGCGCAGCGTCCCGTCGACGGCGAACGTGTAGCGCGCTCGCCGGGTCTCGGTATCGGGGTTGTAGACGGGGGCCGTGCAACTCGCGGTGTACGCCTCCACGCCTTCCCAAGCGGTGAATGCGGCGGCAACCGTGCGGGCCAGCTCGGAGGCGGCGACGGTGCCCGCGTCGTCCCACGCTTCGACCGTGAGGTAGAACGGCATGATGACCTTGGCGCGGGGCCTCCCACCGCCGGATTCACGCAAGATCACGAACCGCTTCGGCAGGGTCGCCGGGCGCTCACCGACGACTTTGAGGTCGGGGAGCTGGGAGGTCAGCCACTTGCGGGCCGCTGCGAGCGCGTCCGGCGCGACGACAAGCTGGGTCATTGCTTCGCCGCCCCGATCGCGCCGAGGAGCTTCTGCTCCTTGTTGTCGCGCGCTCTCGCGCCGAGGTCCTCGGTGTAGACGGTCGCTCGGGCGCGGTTGGCCGACGGCGCCTCATGCACCTCGTAGGTGGGGCCTGCGGCGTCGGCGATGCGCTGCGCGGACTCCCGCACAAGCTTGTGGCTCCGCTCGTGCGTGCGGAACGCGCGGAAGCCGGCATTGTTGAGCTTCACGCGGCCGAAGCGGAACTGCGCCTTCATCCCTCCACCCTTCGTAGCTGGATCACGGTGCCCGGCTCCCAGCCCGAGAACGGGCTCCGCCATGCGGCCGGCGAACCCTCCACCTCGTACTCGACGCCGCGCGCCACCCAGCGGTCGTGCGGCGACAAGTCGTCACGGAAGACATCGAGGTAGATGGTCGCCGGAATCTCGACGGTCAGCGCCCCATAGCTGCGGGGCTCCGACGACGACGCCGGGGCGAAGCCGCCGAAGAGCCGTTCTTCCGGGCCGTACTGCGGCTGCTCCCTGCCGTGCGCGTCCTCGGCCATGCCAAGGTATGGGCGGCGTGTCAGCGGCTCCGGGCGGGCGAACATCACGGCGTGCCGCCGTTGAAGATCGGCCCCTCGTAGCGGTTCAGGTTGGAGCCGCAGGTGCAGCCGGGCCCGAAGAATACGAGGTCGCAGATCGGATCGTGGACCGCCCGCTGGCCGCTGATGGCAGGCTTGATCGTGAACGCGCCCCGGGTTGTCCCGGCACTCTTACAGATGTCCTGCAAGGCGGTGATCTCCGACGGCCAGAACAGGCCCTTGGAGCCGCCACTGGTGACCGATTCAGAGAACGGCCCGGCAGAGCGCTGCGTGACCGCCCCTGAGACGCCGGAGTCGTTCCAGCGCAGGATGGCGCGGCGCAGGATGGCGCGAGCGACCGCGGCCTGCTCGTCGGTCGCCGTGGAGAGGCAGGGGGCGACCATGGTCGCCATCGCCAGCGCGTCGTCGATCATTGCCTGCGTCTGGACGACGTCGATCGTCGCGAACGGCGCCAGATCCTCCGGCGTGATGATGATCGCCATGGCGGTCCCCTATCTCACTTGGTCGGCGTCGAGGCTTGGCGGGTGGCCCGCTTCGGCTTCTCGGCCGGCTGATACTCGGGGCCGAGGAGGTCGGCGGTCTCCTGCGAGACGCGCACGACCACCCCGGTCTTCTCGTTGACGAGCTCGATCATCACGCGCTCTTGACGAGGGCGAACTTCTTGAGGTCGCCGATCGCGACGTAGAGGACGGCCTCGACGCGCAGCAGGACCTCGTTGTAGGCCTTGAGGTCGCGGCCGGTCTGGTCGGGATCGCCGTACTCGACGAGCTCCATCGGGAAGTTCCGCTGGAAGCCCCACTTGACCTCGGACCAGTCACCGACGATCGCCTTGATGTTCGAGGGCACGGAGATCTCCGGGGCGCCGGAGACGGTCGAGGACTGGCCGACCTTGAGGCCGCGCCAGTTGTCGATGCCGTTGAAGCCCATCTGCGGGTACATCGGCTGGCCGACCAGCGAGTGCCCGGTCGGGTACACCTCGGTGGCGAGCGCGTAGTTGTAGGCCGCATCCATCGCGATGCCGTTGGGCATGGCGATACCGGTGCCGGCGAGCAGGCCGACGGCCTCGTTGAGCTCCTTGGTGGGGGCCCCGGCGGAGGTGACGGTGCTGGTGGCCTGCGACAGGTACTTGGTGGCCTTCGGGGACACGGTGCCGGCGGACGGGTTGATGCCGTGGAAGGCGATCAGGTCGACGGCGCGGCCGATCGAGGCGCCGAGCGCGGGGGCGATCAGGTCGGACATGACGCCGAGGCGGTAATCGCTGTCGGCCCACATGAACTCGTCGCTGGTGCGTACCTGGGTGACGACCTTCAGGGGCTCGGCGCGCCACGGGGTGATCGTCGGCTTCTGGGCTGCGGGCTTCTGCTCGGACTCGCCGACGATCGAGGC